CGCTATAACTGAAATTTAACTGGGAACCAGATAGAGCCAGGTTGCTACCCCTTAGCCACGATCCCTCGATAGCGAAAGGACCGAGCTTGTTCGTTATCCCTAATTTTAACAGTTCCGCACCTCCCACAACCCCTTTCAACCCCCAGTCACTAGCGCTATTATAGTACATGCTAATATAGTTACTAGCATCCTTGTAAGCTTTAAATGATTTCTCCGAATCCGTTGATGTTACCTTTACCCCCGGTCCCACACCAAAGTCTTTGCCGCCAATTATCTTGTTGTCGGCAAACGTGAAACCGATAACGGAAATCATATTGGCCGTGATAACGTTAGCCTTTAGGATGTTCGTTCTTAACTTGTCGATAAAAGCGTTATTGGCCGCCAGCGTGTTGACATCTATAACATCCGCGTTAATAAGCCCCGCTTTTATTAGCGGACCTTTAGTTAAAGCGTTCGCCTTAAGTGCCTCGAAATTCGTAAACCCAAGCTGTACCGCGAAAGAATCTTTCGTGACGATTTCTATATCGGCATACCCGTCCGACGTTTGGTCAAAGACAGTTGCGTAATCCACGAACCACTCGCAAGGGGCGGCCTCGGTTGTCACCGGGCCAGAAAGGTAAAGGTGATTCACGGTGTTAAAAGTTCCGGTTGGACCGCAAGTTTCCTTGAAAATATAAGTCTCGTATTTCCCCGTTCCCACCATGGGGGTTAGAAATTCTTGCTTGTAACCAGTTCCATGTGAATTATGAGCGTTTTTAAGCGTGTACCCGACGGGTATTTTGGCACTAACTTTAACGATGAACACGGCATTCGCTCTCGATTGATTCCCGAAGTAGAATCCTCCTAGATGACCTGTTGACGTGCCACCATGACACTTGATGTACAAGCACCAATCCGATTCCGAGTACGGGGAACCCGCTAGTTTTTCCTTTATTTGGGCCGCCTCGGTGGATGTCAACGATCCCGCTTGATTTTGACCTGTTGATTTTTTCGTGCGAGATATTACCACGGTTCCCCCGCCATTTTGCGCACCATAAGTTCTAGTCCCGTTTAACCCTACTTTAAATTCCGGGTCTTTATACAACATCTTCCCGTTGACAGACTCGCCGGGTATCCCTTGGGTTCCCGTGTTACCCATCTTTCCCACGGAGTAGATTGTCGAACTAGTTCCATTCGTGTAACTAATTACCGTTTTCGTCCAAAGGAAAGAACCCGCCGACACCGATGGAATCGTGCCACTCCATGCCCCCGTGGGGGCGATAGTACCAGACGTTGATGCTTGATAAGTTACAGTCGTGCTACTTACCCCGTTCCCGGCATTACCATTAGTCCCGTTCGTGCCCATCCTCGCCACTGAATACACGGTACTCTTCTGGTTATCCGTGTACGTTATCTCGGTCTTGCTCCACAAGTAGGAACCAGCAGGTACTGCCGGAATGCTTGATGACCACGTGCCTGTTGGCGCGGTGGTACCGCCAGTACTAGATTGGTAGGTCACGGTCGTGCTTTTCACGCCCTTCCCCGCTGCACCCGTGTCGCCCTTGTCTCCGGTGGCACCATGAGTCCCGATGATCACGGGCGTGCTAGTGTATTTACTATTATCCGTGTACGTGACAATCTCGTAATTCCACAAGTACTTCTTTGTCGTTGTGGTGACTTGCATCCCGGTCGTCCATCCCGACGTGGATGTTGTCACGCCACTTGCACTAGCGGAAGCGAGGTAATACTCGGTGATCGATTTAATCCCCACTCCCGTGGCTCCGGTGGCTCCATGCACCCCGATCACCCGCTTGTTCGTTTCCGTCGTCGTGCCATCCGTGTAGGTTATGATCTCGTAATTCCAAAGGTATCTATTCATCGTCGTCGTGGATGGTACCGTGTCTGACCACGACGTGGGGGCTGTTGTGTTGCTTGACGAAACGGCGTACTTGTTCGCCACCGATCTAACACCACGACCGATTATGCTTGTCCCAACCGGCTTCGGCCTACTCGTTTGCGGGCTTACCGATTGCGTGTACGATCCACTGGTCCACGTGTACCCGTCCGGCCTTGGGGTCCACGTGACGGGAAAATCAGTTTTCACGTGATACTTGCCCCCTCCACGCAAGTACAAAACCGGGATGCTTGAATACGTCATTTGCCCGCAACTCGCCGGGGACTCCGGGCAGAACTTGTACGTGTCAGCGTAAATCAGAGTTTGCGCGTCAGTCGTTCCCCACCCGCTCGCTTGCATATCGAAATCAAAGTCAACCGAGAAACCAGAGGCATGAGTACTCCAAGCCGGTTTAGTTCCACTATTAAGCGCCACCGAAACGCATATCCTGTTGTATCCCATTCTTTGCAAAGCCGTACCGGTAAAAGGTATCCACTTGTCAGCGTCATAGGAGGACGCGTCCAACCACACGTCAGTTTTCCAGTAATTTTCCCCGGATTTCGCTTTCGTGACAATAAATGTTTTCTCCACATAGAAAGAAGTGGATTCAAGATAAACTTTACAAGTGTATGACGCCGTGTCCGCGTTCATGGCTGTACATGTTATCTCGTCATTACCATTTAATTGAAATGCTCCGCCAACACTTGTTAAACTAACGACATAGAATTGCCCCGTCGTTGCCCCGGAATGAACTGCCGCTAATTTAGAAGTCCCCTTGTAGGCAGTTATCTTCGTTTTCGCCTTCGCCAATTCTCCCGGTAACGGATTCCCGTTGGCATCGCAAGCCACCGTGTGAGCCTCGTTGGTTAGCAGGATCGTGTAAGCGTCTTTCCCCGCCGCTCCCGTGCTTCCCATCTTACCCACGGAGTAAATTGTCGAACTTGTTCCATTCGTGTAACTGATTACCGTTTTCGTCCAAAGGAAAGAACCTGCCGAAACCGGGGGAATGGTGTTACTCCACGTCCCAGTCGGTGCGGTCGTGCCGGAAGTTGAGGCTTGGTACGTCACCACCGTGCCGCTTACCCCGTTCCCGGCGTTCCCGTTAGTACCATTCGTTCCCATCCTTGCCACGGAATACATCGTGCTTTTAGAGTTATCCGTGTACGTTATCTCGGTCTTGCTCCACAAGTAAGAACCAGCCGCCACGGGTGGAATACTTGCTAACCATGTTCCCGTGGGTGCCGTCGTGCCGGAGGTAGAGTCTTGATAGGTTACCACTGTACTTTTTACCCCCTTGCCCGCCACTCCGGGCTGCCCTATTGCACCATCCGCTAACTTGGCAAGCGTGAAATTATCCGACAATTTCTCGTCACCGTTACATACACACCGGAATGTTCTCGTGTAAACACCGGGAGGAAACAACGTGGTGTTACCCGGTGCAACCGAATAAGTCGAGGAGGTCGCCCCGCTTATGTTCGTCCAAGTGCTGCCATTTAAAAATTGCCACTGGTACGACGTCGGCGTGAAATTCCTCGGGAGTGCCATTAAAAGGATGCTTGCCGGGGTTGGGGTACCCGTGTAAGCCGCCTCGTATTTAAACACTTGAGAGGGTGCGGTTATGTCTACTGTTTTGGCTATGGCGTCTTGAATTTTTTCCTCCAACCCCTCGATAACATCAGAGAACTCCCCGTTTTTCGTGAATATTCCTACCCGGTTACTCCCGTCTGGGGCTTTACCCACTCTAATAGCCCATTTTCCCGAGAGCGTGTAACTATCCACCCCAGCGTACATCGTCATCCCCGCATCCTCCGGCATAGAGGAAATAACAAGGAGCCAAGAGAGATTCGGGTCCGTCCTGTGCCCGAACTGCGCCAGCTCATCCCCCACCTCCGGCACGTCAACACCGTCCCGGTCTGTTTTCGACAAATCAATATAATTCTCCCCGGTACTTGTTACAAGGTTCCAATAATATTTTTTCCTGTCATCCCCGTACTTGTTACAACGCATCTGAGCCCCGACCGTGCAAGTATTCTTTTGTCCCTTGGAAGTTTCCATGTAACAACGCCAGTAATCGTCATATTCCTCTACCTTGTTGACCTTCATTCCTGATGGAGAATACACGTCTTGCCCTCCACGCCAAAATACCTGTGCGATGGCGAGAGCCATCACCTCCATGTAATTCCGAACAGTCAACTTCCCGGTAGTGAAATCTTCCGTCCCAACCATGCCCGTGCCAGCACCAAGAAGACCGGGAATAAAATCAGCCGTCTTAAAACTCTCCCGCAAAACTAACTTCTGAAATTCCACATCATCGAAAGTACGAAGTGCCTGATCCAAATAATCAGAAAACAGAGTTCGAAGAATCTCTACGATATCCACAAGATCCCCTCCTACACGCTTGGCCGTATTTGCCATCATGCGTTGTTCGTCCCGGATCCCAATCGCTTTGTCAAGAGCACCAAGTATATATTGTCGTAATTCCTCTAGTGTCATTTAATTAAAAGTTTGGTCAAAATGAATTGAAAATATCCTATTAGCTAAAACATTACCAATCATACCCGGGATATTATAGGATTCAGAATCAACAAACTGGATGTTAAGCTGAATACTATCAGGAGCAACACTTTGTAATAATTTCTGTTCTACTTTTTGGGCAGAAACCAAAACCTTGAAAACATCAGCATTCATCGTGAGTAACTGTACATCATCAGAAGAGAGTAAATCATTTATAAAATTTATTTCTTCAGGAGTTTTATAACCAGTATGTACCTTTATCACTTTCGTGGCTTTCACTTTTTTCGTACTCGATGAAAAATCGTGGATATCTTCATCGTATCCAGTATATTGAGCGTTAGTGTTATCATATTTGCTTTCAAGAGTTGGAGTTCCGGTTATCTCTATTCTTTCATAAGCACCATACGAATTCTTAAACTGTACCAAGTATCGATCATCAGCATCAACTGCCGGGATTAAAACAACTCGACACGCACAAATATCATCAACGAATATTTTAAAATAGTTTGAAAAAGTTCCGGCTTCAAGGAATTGTTTTCGAATTACAGGCAGGTTTAACGCGTAAGGTTTTCGGGGTGTTCCTATCGGCAAAGTTATCGCGTTCCCGGAACTATCTTCAACACGGATGATTCCATCCGGATGTATGAAATACAAGGGATAGATTTCACTTTCTCTCATAGAAATCAAATCCGATTGTGTCCGAGTGGTCAAAAAGAAATTGCCATTACGATTCAATATTTTGAACGTTTCTAAAATATTTACATCTACAAATTTTCTCAACTCGCTTTTAGAAGCCCCTCCGGTAAAACATTCTCCGGAGAGTGTTACCGTCGTTCCGCTTTGTCCTCTCACGGTAACATTATAATCCGTGGTCATTTCCGGGAGTGCTACTAACAAATCTGCAGACTCTACAATTCGAGAAGTTAAAAGCATTTTCAATACTTCATCTATACGAAATTCAATATTACCATTCGTATCTGGGATACCCGATGTAGAAAAAATTTCCTTGTTGTCATGTTTGACACACACCTGAACATATTTCTCCCCGGAAGCGGTCACTTTAACCAATATCGGGTTTCCAGTCATAGCCATACCGGGCGGTAAAATTTCTGCTGTCATAACAAATATAATTTTACTTCAACGACCTGTGTATCATGTGTAAAATAGCTTTTAGAACAATTTTGCTCTAAAAAAAATTTCCGTTCCGGGGTAGGAGCCAATAAAAAGCGATAAAATGCTTCCTCTGAAGCTGTAGGAAATTGTTCTTTATATCGCTCGAACAATAATCCCACATTATTGATAGTTGGTGCCGTAAGGATCGTTGCCATATCGTATTATTTTATCTCGAAAATACGACGTGACAACAAGGAGAGAAAGGACAAACTAATCTTGGTACTCTCGAAGAGTCTTGAACACGGCTTCTGTTATTTCAAATTTATCAATCCCGATTTTACACTTTATCCGTTCTATAAGAACAGGTTGATTGAATAACAACTTAGGTGTACATATATTCAGCATCTGCAATTGACTCAGTGTTAGGTTCAAGTTACAATATATCGTTTGATTGGAACTCTGAATCATCATATCATATTTTCTCCAGAATCTCTCATATAAACCATCCTCCCCGGCAATCCTCAAACTCCAATTTCCCCATATTTCACCCGGATAATCATACTTAACGGTTGTTCCCATGCTGATCAATGTACCGGAATTTTTCTCTTTCTGTAACTCCGGAACCTTAAAACAGAACATCATTTTTATATCCGCGGTTGTTTTGCTATTATCGATGTCGTCACCCTCTTTCACTAAACTCGAGTTCAAGAGGATTATCTCGGGAACCGTTGGCACATAGAAAAAATTATAAACATCGTTACCGTCACTTTTTGTCATTTTAATTCTATTCCGAAACATGGGTAGTTGTTCGTCATCAGACGCGTATTCTACCATCATTTTATTTTTCGATGAATAGTAATTGAAATAGGGAGAAAATCGTTGTAAGCTTGCCGCGATATGACCTTCCGCATAATATCTCCTGTAAATAGTATTTTCCGGGGCTACATAATACAATTTCCCGTTCGTTTGAATCCCGTAATCATTCTTCAATAAAGTTATCTCCCCGTACTTCGCCACTAGATCAGACAATAACTCGCACGGAGGTGCTGCCGATGTAATGGATGTCTTTGCCGAAATCTTGAGTTGTTCGTTATCGTGCCACTCGATTCTAGGCAATTCTGCCGCAAATCGTGTAAGATCCACGTCAGGCTCCCGAGAGATGTTGTCATCGATCAAGGTTACCGATATCGTTTTCTTTGTATCATCACAAATAAATACCAGACCGAATTTTTTCTGAAGGGCTAAAATAAAATCACTGACATTACAAGTTGGCAGGAGTTGCGTGTAATCAAGCACTCCACCAACAATCGCATCCGCCACGTTATTCACTAATACAAGTTGTTTGAACGACACATCAGACTCGAACACGGACTCCCCAACGGAATATCCAAAATATTCAATTATTTTCTTTATCACAAATGATACTTTCAAGAATGGAGTTATCCCGAAACCAAACGGGACATCAACCATCGTGCCATCTATTTCAATCTGGGAAGTGCTTTGGTCCCAAAGAGAGACAGCTTTCGTGTCCGGATCTATTCTTATCTTATTCAACCATATTCCGGAAGTGTACTTTTTCCCGTCAAACCCTGCAACTACCGGGAATAAATGAAAATCATCCACACGACGGTTAAACATCACGTCGCTACAAAGATTAAATAATTCCCGAACCGTTCCCGTGCGGGTTCCGCCATAGTTCACCGCCCCCATCTGCACGTCTTTTATTTTCTCGTAAAAAATAGCCTCGTCCATGTAAAATGTTGTCACGATTTTATCTTTCTCGTTTGCTTTCAATACTGCCTGTGTCGCTCTCTTTTGAAATGTTCCGGCACGAAGAAGAACGTTTCTTTTTATCAGGTACTTTTTCGCCCGGTCAAAACGTTGTGGATAATCCAACAGTTTTAGATTGCGGGTGGTGTAAGGTAATGTTCCCGGAGCTGTTTGTGAACCAACCTCTGACAACATTGGATTTATAAACTCGAAATCAAAAGAATAATCTGCAGGAACATCAAAATGCTCCCCTTGTTCCGTAATTATCTCCATGTTATGATTTTTTTATCGTTCCAATTGCTCGAGCATCATCTCTCAATTTTCTTTGCGCATCAAATTCGTCCAACCCAACATAAGCCTTAATCCCGTACTCTTGAAGATACGCTAGTATCGCACTCAATTTATTAAAGATTTCGAATAAACGAGGATCATCGGCGTCGGAAGAAGGGACTACATTATCAACAGCATCATAATTTCCGGTAGCTCTTTGTTTTACAACACCCGCACGAACATCGTTGATCGCCGATACTATATACGGGTAATTCACGTGTTTCTTTAGCAATTGAAGATCCGGACTGGACACGATCAATTCTTCCCCTTGTTCCGCCACTAGAGTTGGCTTCCGAACGATGCCCGTCGTCGGCTCTCCCACGTACTCAACATCACGATAAAGTCTACCGTCTTCTTCACCAATAACATCATATTTTCCTATGGCACGCTGGTTCACAACAAGCTTTCCCGTATCAGATTTACCTTGCAAATCACTATTTGCATTCTTTGAAGATGGTTTCTTTATAACACCTTTCACTGCTGCAAATGCTGCATTTATCAAAGCAATTTCGGCCGCAGCTTTTGCGGCACCCACCAAACCCAACGTTTTTATATTTCTAATCGTTGTTTCTGCGATTGCCAATGTTACCATTTGTCGTAAAGAATCAAGCGTCAATAATAACATTTCACCCAAAGCATCTGCAATCGAGTTTTCCGTACCTGTTAAAAATTCTCCTAAAATTGTTCCAATCTTTTCGCCAAAATTCAAGAATATCTGTGCCCGTTTTTGCAATCTCTCCTTTTCTTTTTTCTCTGCATCCTCTTCTTCTTTCTCTCTATCTGCTATTTGTTTCTGCAAGCTTTTCTCCTTCAATTTAGCAATTTGTTCCTCCGTCCACCCGTTAATCATCAATCTCTCGGCAAGAAATTCACGCTCCAAGTCTAATAAACGTTGTTGATACTCTGCTTGCGATATCTCTCTATTGGCGTATTGCTCCATGATTAAAATCCTCTCCCGATCATAGGCTTGTTCCATCTCCCGAAGTTCTTCTGCAGCCCGATTGGAACGTTGCTCGGTAGTTTTTTTATCAATCTCGGCTTGCATTTCCTCCCGTTGAACCTGTAGCCGTTGTGCGTATTCCGCTTCTGTAATTAGACCTTGTTCTTTACTTTCAACAAGTAATTTTTCTCGTTCTTCATATTTTTTCCGAATGTCATCTATCTCTTTTTCTGACTTAGAGAACGCATCAACACGAAGTTTTTCTGTTAATTCCTTAGATTTTTTCTCTTCTTCCTGCAGCATCTTCAATTTAGCAGCCAAAATAGCAGCATTAATTTCATCCCGCTTTTTCTTCTCTAGTCCATGAATTTCGAGTTTACGATTCAATGCCTCAAGCTCAAGTTCCTCCATTTTTTTATTGAAGTTCTTTTCGTCAATCTCTTTATCCAAACGAGATTGAATCAAACTGGCTTTCTCGGAGGCAATGGCTCGATCGACAGCCTCAATCTTCTTATTTAAAAGATCAGTTATGCGTTGCTTTTCTTCATTTGCAAACTCATTTCGGACTGTATTCAATTGTTCTGTCAACTCACGAGAATGATCGTGATATGTTTTTTCCGCACGCGACATAGCAACTTGCAATTCAGCAAGCCTCTGGTTTTTTTCTGCCGCATTATCAGCTCTATCAGCTTCTGCTTTTTCTATCCGGTATCGCTCTTGAGCGTTTGCATATTCTTGACTAGCCATATCCTGCTCCAACTTAATCGCTTCCTCAATCTTCGCAAGTCGCTGTTCTGAAGTAAACAGATCCTTCCTCTTTGCCTCTGTTCTAAGTTTAGAAATTTTCACTTCAGCTGCAGCATTCTCCACGAGAGTTTCACGTTCTTTTTTTACAAGAGCCTGTTTCGATTTCTCCAACGCAATAGCTTCCCGTTCATAATCATTTATCTCTTTAAAATATTTACCCACGATAGGGAGTTTTTCCGATACAGTCCTTACAAATTCAAGAATAGCTGCAATAAAATCAAGAAGACCAATCACAACTTTTTGTACAACATTTAAAATTGCATCCATTGCCGCACCTAGTGGCGCCATGATCGCATTTAATTTATTCGTGGCCTCCTCGCTCGTGCTGATAGCCTTATAAAGAGCCATGAAAATCGCTACAACAGCCGCAATGACCGCAATTATCGGATTCGCAAGTAAAGTAAGAAATGCCTTAT